GCCTGTGTAAGTTGTGCCAGTGCGACCGAGCACATACGGCGTGCATGTGATCGTGATACGATCACCATATCCGTAGTCAGGGTGGTCAGGTGCTCTGACCATGGTCACAGTGTTGGCTTTTGTCAGTCCTGTGCCTCTCATTGAAAAAGGGGCATCCGATCTGGGTCTCGCCTTCTGGCGCTGTCGCCGGGGTGGAGGCCCACGAGATCGGGACTGCTGAATGTTTCGCTGCGGTGTTCGGCCGCGCTCCTTCTTGCGCCGAGCCAGCGAATTATTGTTGACCGCCTTGGATTCAAGGTGGCGGACTACCTTAGCCGACGTGGTCGACATAGACATTTCACGGTTTCCCTCATGTCTGTGGCTTTGTTGCCGAGCGACTGTTCATCTCTCACTCCTGTCCCCGTGCAGTCTGTAGGCATTCCGGTCAGTGACCTTAGCACGCAATTATTAAGCTGGGCATTTAACGCAGCAGCGATTTTGGGGTTTTATGTAGAGACACCGTTAATGATACCACTTTGAAACATCCGAAAGTGGGCAAGCAATAAAGTTTCTACGATACTGGTCACTCCAATCAGGGTGACTTCTCGAGATTGCCCACGATGGGATTGTGGTTATGTTCGTTTGTGAGTTCATCCATGCTTCTATCCGTAATTGTTGCGGTATAGAGCATGAGAATTTTCGGGCGACGACTTGTCTAGTGCCTTCGGTGATTTTCAACGGCTGCTGGATTTCATTCTTAACAGCAGGATCAAACATCCACCGCGCCTCTTCATCGGTCCATCGCGGAGTCACACCGGTAGTGCAGCGTAGGATCCAAGATCCCAACGCTTGCGCCACAGGGCAACCTCCAAATTCATACATCAGTGACATAGCCTTAGCTTTCAACAGCGACCGCATTATTCCATAGCCCGCATAGCGTAAGGGAGACAGTGTCCACCCAAACTTCACGAGCAGTTCATCGATGTCACATGTGTTGTGACACGTTTCAATGTCAAAGACGTTCCCACAAAAAGATGCTTCCGATAATGACGACTGGGACTGCAATTTAATCTTAAAGCCCAATTTTGAATATATGCTGGAATCAATCACAGCAAAATTTGGTACACTTAAGATTCCGTCGTCACCTTCAAAAAGACCGCTCCAATGACCCTCATCAAGGCCAGAGCGTTTCATAACAAAGGATGTCACCATGAGATTTGTAAAGCCATTTCCAAGTGATGTGCACATGTCTCCAGACATTCGTGTAGCTTCCACTGTATAACGGCCCAATTTAGACTGTCCAACATTCTTACCACTCAGGGCGTGGCGAATGTGACTCATTATTTGTGACTGTCCGTCTACATGTTGCAGCATGTAGTTGTAGAGCTGAAATTCACAGGCGTTCATTACGGACTGGCTGAACGACCCTTCAAAGCTGCTAAAATCGGTAGAGATGTAGCGATTTCCGTGGCGTAATAGCTTATCACGGATTGCCTTAGGCCGATCCCTGACTGGGATGGATTTGACAAAATACTCTGACGTC